TCTCGGGCGAGGGCGTGCTCGCGGTCCGGCACCTGCGCGGCGTCGACCCGGTAACCGGGCGGCGCTTCGAGTGCGAGGACTACGTCGCACTGCCGCTCAACTATCCGCTGCGCGAGGTCAAGAGGCCCCCGAACTACGAGGTGAGAACGTGACCCCCTGCCCCTGCGCCCGAGCATGGCTCTCTGAAATGGTCGAGGAGGCGATGTGCCGAAAGCCCGCGGACGCGGGCGCGGCATGGGTCGTCGGCTGGCTGCTAGCGCAGGCAACAGAGCTGTCCGTTGCAAGGCAGGACGCAATCATGAAGGAGCTCTCCGAAACATCGAAGTGCAGAGTTGGAGAAACTCGAGATAAACTATGAAACAGATCATTGTCTATCGTATAGGCCAGGCATGTATCTGGGTATTGGACGGACAAATTTTCCTCAGTAAGTACCCGCCATATGTCGACGAACTGGATTGTGTGAACGAAAGTTCATCCGATTATATCCGGCTCGATCGAGTCGAGGCCGCAGCACTCAGTGCGATACTTACAGCGGTCACGAGCAAAAAAACTGAGCCATCTGAAGAGGAAAAATGACCAACATCAAATTCACAATCGTGGCGCTGCTCGCACTCGGCTGCTCATCGCACGCTTACAGAGCGGGATACGGGGAACCTGAAGACGGCCCAATAGACTCGGATGGCTCCGGCGGAGCTCTAACCGTGGACGCCGACATCGCCGACCAAGATGCCTACGAAATCGTACCTGAATCAGCAATCAGAACATGCATCTTGGCCGAATGTCCGACGTGCGTTCGCGTCGTCTCTACAGATGCCTGCTGTCAAGAAAACGAAGAGTGTGGGTGCAAAATGACCGGATCCTCGGGGCCTTGTTACCCATGAAACACTCTTGGCTTCGCCAAGCCATCGACCGCGTGCTCGCCGACGCGCCGCACATGAGCGATGAGCACAGGCGCAAGCTCATGGAAGCAATCGGACTCGAGCTTGTGCGGGCTTATGCTCGCGGTCTGGAAGGACGAAAATGAATGAACTACACGAAATTCGCCAAGCGCTCGAAGAAGTGGGCTCGGCAGCTGCCGAAGAACTCCGCCGACTGAACTCGCCTCACGCCGAGCTATTGGAGGACTGCTTCAATAATGTCTGTCGCGCACTACGCTTGCTGCAGTTGGGCGATTCGCTGCAGAGCGCGAAGGAACTAGCAACTCGAGCTTCTGAGAGGGCTCTACGACTAAGGAAATGAGATGCAAGGTATTGAAATCTTTCCGCTCACCTGGCCCCCTGGCTGGGAGCGCACGCCATCGCTTCGTCGCAAGAGCTCGCGCTACAAGGTGAGTTTCCGAGAAGCACGAGACAGCGTCGTGCACTCGCTGAGGCTCATGGGCGTACGTGATTGTGACGTCGTCCTGTCTAGCAACGTCCCACCCAAGAGCAATGGCTTGCCTTACGCGAGCGGCTACGCCGAGCCTCAAGATCCCGGTGTGGCTGTGTACTGGACGAAGATGGGCGTTGACACCGATAAACGCACTCACACCGAACGCTGCGTCATCGCGTGCGACAAGTGGCGCACGGTGCGAGAGAACCTCCGCGCTGTAGGACTCGCTCTCGAGGCCCTTCGCACGCTCGAGAGAACTGGCTCGAGCGAGATCCTGAACCGCGCGTTCACGGGGTTCGCGGCGCTGCCGCCGGCTAGCTCGGAAGACGATTGGCGCACGGTGCTCAAGCTGAGCGGCATGGCCGTCAATGCCTCGGATGTAGAAGAGCGCTATCGAGAGCTCGCGAAGCAGGCCCACCCCGACTCGGGCGGCGACCACGACGCGATGGTGCGGCTGAACAAGGCGCGCGATGCGGCGCTCACATTTCTAAGAATTGGATAAAGAGATATGGCCTACATCCCCTGCAACACCCGAACCTGCTACTGGAATACAACCTCCGCCGCGAATGGGATGCAGTCGCTAGCTCCCAAGAAGAGAGCAAAAAAAGCATGACGACCTACCTGCCAGGCGCAGCTCTGCTCAAGCAGTGGCTCATCGACCGCGGAATGAGCGCGCACCGCTTCGCCATCCATCATGGCCTGGATGGCAGTGAGCTCAGCAAGATCCTGCGAGGCAAGCGAGGCGGCGTCGGCGTCGAGTTCGCCGTTCGGGTAGAAGACGCGACCGAGGGCGCCGTACCGATGCGCACGTGGGTGCCGAAGAAACTGGAGAATGAACACGATGACCCCCATTGAAGCAAAGCAGCTCAAAAAATGGCTTGACGACAACGATGCCCTCATGCTCGCATTCGTCGAGCTCGGCAGCTTCATCGTCCTGATTCGGAGCGCGAACGCTCAGCACATCGGCGTCGGCGAGAGCGCGACCGATTTTGAGGTCGCGGTCCGCGAGGCTCAACACAGCTTCGATATCAAAGTATTTCGAGAAGCTCACACGAGTGCGCGAATAGTGGGACAAGCATGAAAAGGCTACTCGATGCCTACAGAAATCGGGACAGGTCGAAACTGTGACCGGTGACGAGATTCTATATTTCATCGCTGGCGGACTGACCGGTGTATTCGTCACTACAACGCTCTACATTCTCGAAACGCTTCCAATCCGTGACTTAGCCAAGCGGATTTTTAATCGAAAAAGACCTGGCATCTTCACGTGGCGCCGGCTCGAGAGCGGCGAGGAAGAGGTAGTACTCGATGACGGCCGAGTGTTTCGCGGCAAGGGCATCGCCTGGTACGCACACCCGAGCGGCGCGTTCGCATCCGACTGGCTATCGCGCTGGCTCTCTCAACAATCGAAGGCGGCTCGACTCTTGCACGCGGTCGGCACGGGGCGCAGAAGATTTCTATTCGAATTAAAGACACAGAAAAGAAAAGAGAAAAGATATTTCGGAGACAATTGACTGATGAACCAAGGGAAAATCGACGAATTGACCGAGGGGTTAGCACAGGCCCTAGCACTCGTGGAGAAGGTGAAGTCGGCCGCATACAGCGACGTCGGCTATAGATTCACCCATCGCGCAGCGCTCTACGCCGCCAACAGCATCGAGGTATTACTGACCCGCCTACAGGACGAGTGGGCCGCCGACGAGCGCGAACTCGATCAGGAACTCGAGCACGAATGACCTACGACGCCGCATTCACGTGCTCGGTCGCGCTGCTGCGTGGCCTCGAGCTCCAGTCTGGACGAACATGCATAAGGTTCGTCCAAGGGCGTGACGTCTACGATCAGGTTCGTCTTTTCATCCGAGAAGTCGGAGACAAGAGAGCGCTACTCGCAGCGCACCGAGCTCTCGACACAGCACCAAGAAAGAGGATCACATGGATATAAAAAAGAAGATCACCGACAACGAGCTGGCTGTAGAAAGCGCTGACTTCTATGCCGCAGCGCACGTCAGAGGTTTCGCTCTCATGATCGCCACAGACGATGAAGATCGAAAGTGGCTAATTCACGCCGCCGAGCTGTTCCTCAATGGCGAGACGCTGAAACCGCGAGAAGAAATTGGAACACTCAAGCTCATCCAGCAGGTCATCCAGACGTGTGTTGCTGGTAACCCCCTCGTCACGGTCGAGGAGATCCCCAAGTGGCTCTTCGGATTTCTGACGGCCGCCAAAGCATTCGACGATGAGAGACTAGGAGAAATCAAGCGCCTGACCAAGGAACTCCGGGAGGCTCGCGAGAAACTTGGCGTCGAGGTGATCGAGGCCGAAGGCCTACCTGTTGCCACGATGGGGTACTCGGAGTTTGACGAGGAGATCGCGGAAGCCGCGAGGGATTATGAAAGGGTCAAGAAAGGTGCCCCAGAAAACAACCCGCCGCGCTGACGGCGTCATCGTAACCATCCCCGAGGGCCGTATCAGCGCATCTGACGTGCACGACTGGACGCTCGATTACGCGCGGCTACTGGGAGGGTCCTACTGGATCTTTCTCGCCGCCGGAGCGACGAGCTACGCGTACGACGCGGTCAAGGCCGCGGTCGAAGGATTTAGCAAGCAAAAGAAACGCGGTCTCACTCTCATCATCGCGCACGTGCCGAACCCCCTAGTCCGCATGGGTGCGAGCGTTGTCAAAATGAGCCTCCGGCAGATTGCCGGCGTGGAAATAGAAATCGTGGACAAAGAAGAACAAATCGAGCCGACGCTCGAGAGAGCTAGGAGGATGAGATGATACCGCCCGCGAAGAAGAACAAGCTACTCGATCCTTTCGCCCACATATGTAAGGAGCACGCTGTGCCACAGGAGGACTGCGCCGAATGCGACCAAGACCGGTGGCGCACCGAGCCTTTGGAGACAGAAGGCAATCAAGAGGCGATGGAAACCGCGGAAGAATGTGTTCGCCGCGTTGCTCGATCCATCACGCAGTGCGACTTGAACAGCGCAATGGCTCGAGGAGTTTTGGTGCCGGCAATAGAGCTGCGCGAAACGAAGCTTCGGGCTGAACTCACCGCGTCGCGGGCCGAATGCGACGAGCTGCAGAAGATAGATGCAGCCCACCTCGGCGAGGCGATAGGAGATCGCGGAACGGTATGGGTCAAATGTTCAGCCTGCAACGGCACTGGCAAGGTTGCGCGCACATCGCTGTTGCACGCAGTCTCAAAAAAGGAAACATCAAAATGATCGTCTACCGCTATGGCGCTCTCAAACCAACCGAGGGGTTCGATCTCCTCCTCACGCAGCTCCGCCTCGCATGCCGCTACCGCAATGCCCTGGTCGAGCTCCTGAACTGGCGCATCATCGCCGAGCAGAGCGGCGTCGAGCGCTCGGCGGCCAAGCTCGTCCATGCCGAGATGAGTTGCTGGCTGCGATCGCGATGTGGCCTCGGCTGGGGCACCTATCAGGCCATCGAGGCCGATGTACGCCGCGCCGCAAAGTCGCCCTACCGCGCGCCGCGCAAGGTCTCAGGGCGCGCGCGATGGTTCGCCCAAGTAAGGCAAATCAAAATACAGAGGCCGCCTGATGCCGATGGAAATCAGGACGCCCAGGTGCGCGAAATAGGCCTCGATCCGACCAAATTCCGCGCACGATTCCGTCGATTTGACGGGACAGGTCGCCTCGGGGCAAATATCCAGGCCTGCTCGGGTGCGACGACCGACGATGTACTCTCCGGCAGGGGCTCGCTGCGCCTATCGGCACCTGAGGGCCGCGTCACGGCGCGGCTCTACCTCGGTCTCGGCATCCACGTCACGCTGCCCGTCATCGCCCACCGCCCACTGCCGCCAGGCGTCCAGGTCGTCCGAGCCCTCATCTGCGTCGAGCGGGTCGGCGACCGCTATGTCTACTCGGTGCACGTCACGATGCGCCACGAGCGCCCGGAGCGCCAGTACGGCAGCGGCCGAGCGGCCATCAACTTCGGCTGGAGGTCGCTGGGAGACCGCGGAGTGCGCATCGCCTACGTGGCGACCGACGAGGGCTCGACGGACGAGCTCATCCTGCCGAGACGTCTCATTGACAAACTCCGGCACTCCGAGTCGCTCCGAGGACTCGCCGACGATGCAGCGGTGGCCTACCTCGGCGATGCCCGCGGGCGCACGCGTGCGAGACGCGAAGCCTTGAGGGACCCCAGCGCGACGCACCGAGAGCTCGGTCGCGTGCCTATCGAAGGCGAGCCGATCTCTGCGGAGCACTGGGCCAGGCGCGATCGGCATCTCTATCAGTGGGAGCGCGACGAGTACGCCAAGGTCCTTCGCCAGCGCCGAGAGATCTACCGCTTGTGGGTGCGCTCGCTCGCGGCCAAATACGGCTCCGTTGTCATGGAGGACTACGACCTGCCGACGCTCATCTCGAGAGACCAACCGACCGAGATTCCCGAGGCGCGCCACGTCCGATTCCTCGTGGCACCGGGGTCTCTGCGAGCCGAGGTCCAGAGCGTATTCGGCGAGCGCGCTACACTCGCCACGATCAAACGACGCACAATGGTGTGCAGTGTATGCGGATGTGAGCTTACCGGCGACCGAGTGCGCGATGTAGTGCTCTACTGCGAGCAGTGTGATGCTCAGAGAGATCAGGATGCAAATAACGCGGCAAATCAGCTCATCGACACGGCGGCTGAGTGAACATCTCGCAGATCGCGGTGCAAGTACGTGATACCATTATGTCCCCCCAGGGCATACCCAAAGGCAGCTCGGCGCCTACAGAAGCCGAGACGAGGTTCGGCGCCGCCATCGTCGTTGGCCTTGTCGGCCCCAAAGGCAGCTCGGCGCCTACAGAAGCCGAGACGGGCGAGCGCTTGCTCCTCGGCGTCGCCGTGCGCGCACCCAAAGGCAGCTCGGCGCCTACAGAAGCCGAGACCAGTGCTCGAGCGTGTCGAAGAAGCTGCACTTCGGTGCCCAAAGGCAGCTCGGCGCCTACAGAAGCCGAGACCCAGTCCCGGATCCCGACGAGACCGCGAAGCGTCAGGGCCCAAAGGCAGCTCGGCGCCTACAGAAGCCGAGACACAGCGAATGCACAGCCACGAGCCGGCCGCTTGCGTGCCCAAAGGCAGCTCGGCGCCTACAGAAGCCGAGACACCAGGCACTGGACAAGCGTGGCAAGGCCAAACCCGACGCCCAAAGGCAGCTCGGCGCCTACAGAGGCCGAGACGACGGCATCATCAAGCTTAGGCCAAAGGCAGCTCGGCGCCTACAGAAGCCGAGACATGGGAGTCGGGCCGCCCCACACCATTCTCTTCAGCGCCCAAAGGCAGCTCGGCGCCTACAGAAGCCGAGACGTGGCGCGGAGTAGCTCCTCAATCGCGCGATGGCGCGCCCAAAGGCAGCTCGGCGCCTACAGAAGCCGAGACGCTCCGCGGGGCGTGCAGCTCGGCGCGCGTCACACCCGCGGCCCAAAGGCAGCTCGGCGCCTACAGAAGCCGAGACGGGTTAACATGGCTACAGGGTGTAATGTGTCTAAAAAGAGCCCAAAGGCAGCTCGGCGCCTACAGAAGCCGAGACAGCGCGTAGAGGAAGCCGCGCTCCGGTGCAGGCGCCCAAAGGCAGCTCGGCGCCTACAGAAGCCGAGACGGAGATGTACGGCCGCGCCCCTGACAGGCCCAAAGGCAGCTCGGCGCCTACAGAAACCGAGACATGCGCGCGATCTAGGGCTGTCCGGGCGGGTCTTGATTGCCCAAAGGCAGCTCGGCGCCTACAAGAAGCCCAAGACCGAACGCGGGGCAGAGCTGCTGCGGATCGCCCAAAGGCAGCTCGGCGCCTACAGAAGCCGAGACGTCGAAGCCATGCTCGCGGGCTGCTTCGAGGAGGGCCCAAAGGCAGCTCGGCGCCTACAGAAGCCGAGACGAGTACCCCATCACTAAGAGACGCATCCTACACTCGGGCCCAAAGGCAGCTCGGCGCCTACAGAAGTCGAGACACGATCGACTGTGCAAGGACCACCAACAGCCGCGCGCCCAAAGGCAGCTCGGCGCCTACAGAAGTCGAGACGCGAGGTGCAGGCGATTGCGCTCCCCACCTGACAAGGCCCAAAGGCAGCTCGGCGCCTACAGAAGTCGAGACAAGGGTTTAGTGAACTTGCACGCGCGGCGTCGCCCAAAGGCAGCTCGGCGCCTACAGAAGCCGAGACATGGAGCTGGGCTGCGAGTGGCGCGATGTGAGCAAGCCCAAAGGCAGCTCGGCGCCTACAGAAGCCGAGACATCGAAGGAGATGATCTCGCCGGTCTCATTGTGCAGGCCCAAAGGCAGCTCGGCGCCTACAGAAACCGAGACTAGGCGTCGACAGTGTGTTCGACGCGCCGTTGACAGTGCCCAAAATTGCAGGGTAAGTAGCCGGCCCAAAGGCAGCTCGGCGCCTACAGAAGCCGAGACCCTCACCCATCTGCTGGACCGCGGTGCGCCTCTCACGACCCAAAGGAAGCTCGGCGCCTACAGAAGCAGAGACCGGAATAGCTACCCCGTCGAGTTCCAAGCGCTCGATGGCCCAAAGGCAGCTCGGCGCCTACAGAAGCCGAGACAGGGAGAGAAAACGCAGGCTGCGTCCCATGCAGCAGTAGCCCAAAGGCAGCTCGGCGCCTACAGAAACCGAGACTTCGCCATGTGTCCGCACATGCACATACAAAGGCTGTCCGATGCCTACAAAAATCGGCAACACGGCGCGGACCTCGTAGCTCACCATTTTAATTCGCGTAGAACTTTTTGCACAGCCAAAAAAATCGGAAATTCATTCTTTGCGTACCTCAAAACAGCATTTTTAATTCAAGATCATTTTCTCAGTTAAATTGACACTGGAAATCATTTATTAAATAAAGTTTTTATAGTTATTTTGTCCCAGTGTCCCATTACCGTGTGCCTGTAGTGGGACACTTTTTGTACCATTTCTCTCGGAAGAAACTACCATTTGTCCCAGTGTCTCAATGTCCCATCAACAAACCATATATATGAGAAAAACACACTTGTGTTTTACATCTGTATATGGTTCGGCGATGGGGTCAACTGGGACATTCGATCCTTTCTTCATTGCTGTCGAGCACTTAGGTGCGTCTCAGTAGCTTTTCCAGTGGGGTCGAATGTTCAGTGTTTTTGTTGGGTAGTTACGGGTGGTTAGGTGTGTCCCACTTGCCAACTGAGACACGGTGGGACACTGGGACACTCGGTCTGGGCTCTCGATGTAGGCTCAAGAAATGCCATCGATGAGCTGGGACATTGGGACATTTGGGGCTGACAGACCCCAACACCCCCGTCGATCTCCGATGCCTTGACATGTAGCCCCGTACTCGGGCATAACGGATCCTCACCCCAGAAAGGCCAAGAGCCCCGGGAAACTGGAAAGCCCCGGAGCTCTTGAGTAGAGCAAATGCGCTGCTCGACCTGCAGGAACAGTAACAAAGTCGTTTCATCGGGTCAAGAGGGATGAAGATCTCTCTCTTTCCGAATGCTTACGACGAGGTGCCGCGGTCGTGGGAGGGGTCCTGGGAGGAGCTAGCCCAGCAATTCGCCGAGCACGACTACTCCCGGACGGTGAAAGAGCAGTGCCCGGCATTCAGCCCGGCCGCTTTCCCTGAAGGTGCCTCGAATCGGCTCGACCGGCTCGTCACCGAGGTCTCGGCCCTCGTACTCGACGCCGATCACCTGCGCGAGGACCAGGCCCTGGAGCTCACTGGGCTCATCCAAGACCTGGGGCTCGCTGCGAGAGTCTACACGACGTGGAGCCACGCCGAGGGCCCCTGGCGCCTCCGACCCGTGATCCCGCTCTCTAGGCCCGTCCCCGGCGCCGCATGGGCCGATTTTTGGGCGAGGGCCAACACGCTCTTTGGCGGAGTCTGCGACCCCAAGTGCCGAAACCCGGCTCGCATCTATTTCGGACCGTATGCGCCTGCCGGCACCGAGGACAAGAACTTCTCGCTGCTCTTCGAGGGTGAGCCCCTCGACGTCGACGCTGTCATGGCGCTCGAGCCATGGATTGTCGCCGAGGCGCCGTCTGCCGAGCAGTATGCCCTCTCACGCGACGAGTTCGAGCGCTTCGCGAGGGCTCTCGCCCGAAAGAGATCAGACGAGAAGCAGGCCGAGATAGGAGAGCTGCTGATCAAGGTCCTAAACGGAGAAGCCTTTGCCGAGCCGAGCAACCGCGACAATGTGCTCTTCTTCCGGCTAGCGCCCGTCCTGGCCCAGCGCTTCTTTGACCGCACGCCGGAGTCTATCGCCGAGTGCTTCAGGCTCTCGTGCGACCGAATGGCTCGCATTGCCGAGGGGGCGCCGACGGTCGAAGTCGTCGCAAGGAAGATCCGAAAGCAGCAGGAGAACATTCGGCTCGAGGAGGTGAGGCAGGACAACGAGCACCGCCAGCGCATCCGAGAGGCGTTCAAGAACGGTCGCGACGACCCGTACTCGCTCGACGAGCTCGCTTCCTTTGGCCCGGAGATCAACAAGCGTTGGATCATCCAGCGTGGCGGCAGCTTTTACTTTTTCGTCGGACGTGTTGATGGGGGCGCGGGTAGTTACGTCGGTCCGTTCACCAAGGACGACATGTTCACAGCGGCGCTCCGCGATCTCGCTCCAGCGAGCTCGGCGGGCGTGCAGTTGTTCAAGACGCAGAAGGACGGCAGCGTCATCCCGAAGACCTTCAATCAGCTTGCCAGCCAGTACGGCACCGTCGCTGAGAAGATCGTGCTCGACCTGAAGGCGCAGAGGGCTCACTACGAAGAGCAAACGCGCACGCTTCATGAAGCGCCGTGCCCCCTAAGAAAGATCGATCCCGTCTTCCACGCTAACATCGATCTCTGGTTGCAGATCCTCGCTGGCGACAAGTACGAGCACGTCAAGACGTGGCTCGCTGCGGTGACCAAGCTCGAGAGCGCTTGCGTTGCACTCTTCCTCACGGGCAAGAAGAGCACGGGTAAGGGACTGCTCGCCAACGGCGTCGCGCGTCTCTGGACCAAGGGCATGCCGACGCCGCTCGATGAGGCACTCTCTGATTTCAACGATGTCATCGCCAGGTGCCCCCTGTGCTTTGCCGACGAGCAGCTGCCCAAGGACTTCCGCGGCTACGCGAAGAACGCAGAACTCCGCCACCACATCCAGCAGACCGATCGCCCCTTCAAAAGAAAATTTCAGCCGACGGCATTCATGGAAGGCGCGACGCGTACCATCATCGCCGCGAACAACGAAAACGTGCTCTCGACGCCGGAGAACCTCTCGGCGCACGACATAGAGGCGATCATCGAGCGTTATTTTCACGTGCGCGTGCAGTCCGAGGCAGCCGACTACCTGAAGGATACCGATACGAGCGAGTGGGTGCGCGGCGACCGCATCGCCGAGCACGTGATGTGGCTCATCGAGAATCACCCGTGGAAGCCCGATGGCCGCTTCCTCATGCGCGTCGAGGATGAGAGCCTGCACCGAGCGCTCGCGACGAGGACGGGCGTGCGCTCGGCGGTCTGCCAGTGGCTCACCGGGTATCTCTTGAACCCAAAGAAGTTCGACAACGATGCGCGCGGTCAGGGGTTTGTGCGAATCAAGGAGGGCAAGCTGCTCGTCAACGCGCAGGGCCTGCTCAACTGCTGGGATCACTACGTGCCGAACGAGCGTTGCCCAACGACGGGCCACCTCGCCTCCGACTTGAGCGCACTCTGCGAGAACACGAATGGCAAGAATGATCAACGCCTGCGCTACGTCAACAAGATGGGCGTTCGAGTAAACTACCGCATCTTCAATGTTGAGAACCTCGTCGCGTGGGCTGAGAAGTCAGGCTTCGCAGATCGCGAGCAGATAGAGGAAGCATTGAGCAAACCTACGACAGAAGTCGCTTTAAGTTCAGTACAGAACTAAAACAAAAAGGAACAAGATGCATGCACATGATCGAACACTTCTTGCACGACTAGCTTTTGGTGATGCAGATAAGAAAAATTCGAAGCACGATGCCGCCTGTCAATATCTCGCGCAGCCGAACACGGCATTGGAAGTTGTGAAAGTAGTAGATCCGACCACGGTTGCCCACCTAGAAGGGACAAGAGCGGAGTTCGAAATGCCTATCGAGAAAGGCGAAGGTCAATACAAGACGACGATTGGGTTTGTTGATCTCGTCCTATGGGTGAAGCAGGACCGTTACCACGAATTTGCTATCGGCATCGAAGTGAAGATCGAACGTGTGAGTATTGCTGACTGCGTTCGTCAGCTCCGCCTTTACGCTTCATATTGGAACCCTTTTGTTTGGGTTCTTGTCACGCCCTGGTCGATAGACGAACAGGAGAAGGAGATGCTTGGTCAGATTCGCCACTTACAGCTAGGTGAAACCTTCGAAGCTTTTTACAGTCGCCAAAAGGATCCGAGCCTTTCTCCGGTAATTTAAAATGTACCGAGCTATCCTCGAAATCTTCGCCGAGGCCGCGCGCATCCCGAGCCACACGCAAGAGCGCCGCGTCTTTCGCCATGTCCTGCGCGATCGCGACCGAAGAGGCCTCAAGCTAGAGCAAGACAGATGGCAGTATGCTTCCAACTTTCGCCGCAGCCTCTTCAGCGATTCGCTGCCCTGGGTGTGCGCCTGCGTCCTCTGCGGTCGGCACTTCGGTCACGAGCAGGGATTGCTGTCGCACCTGCGCTACTGGAGGTACCAACCGACCTCGTGCGCGAGCGCAACGGCGCAGGCCGCGGAATAAAAAAGTTGACGGATCATATGCTACAGGGTATAAGCCAGAACTTAGCGAGCGCTCAGGCGATCAACGAATGCTCACCGAGTCAGGTCTCCACCTACGAGCTCTGCCCCCGAAAGTGGGCGTGGGAGTGGCTCGACGGCGCAGAGAGGGCGCCGAACAAGTTCGCCGAGTTCGGTATTCGGGTGCACCGATACCTCGAGCTCTGGCTGAAGAAGCGCGTGCCGCCATCGGGAAAACAGGAGGCGCGCGTGGCGCAGATGATGCTCCCGCACCTGCCCCCTCCGCACCTCGTCGACCCCGAGTGCGTCGAGATGGGTGCCGGCATCACCATTGGCGGTGTGCGGTTCATCATGCAGCTCGACTTGTGGATGCCCTTCAAGTGCGGGGTTGCTTGGCCGAGCCACACGACGAGCGGTTCGGAACTACCAACAGTCTACGACCACAAGACCACGGGCTCCTTCGACTGGGCGCTCCAGCCCGACGTAATGCAGGAAGACGTGCAGGTGACGCTCTATGCGGCCTGGGCCCTCGTGAAGACGGGCGCGCCGAAGGTTGCCGCTCAGTGGACCTATGGTCTCAGGAGCGGCGCACCGAACGCGATGGCCGTCCGCGCCGAGCTCACGCCAGAGATGATAGAGGACCGCGTCACTCAGAGCGTGAAGAGCGCGCACGAGATGAAGCTTCTCATCGACGAGGGCACGACCGCGATAGACGTGCCTTACGATGCCGGGGGCTGCGAGGCCTTCGGGGGCTGTCCGTTTCAAAGTAAGTGTAACCTTTCACCCCAAGACAGACTGAGGTCCATCATGAGTCAAGGTACGGCCAAGGAAGACTATTTGCTCAAGCTGAGGGCGCGCAAGGGTGCCAACGGCGCCGCGGTCGGTGCTGTGAACTCACCGCCGGTAGCGCAGGCAGCACAGCAGGTCATGCAAGCAGCACCCGCTCCGGCGCCGACAGCCCCGTCGCGGAACAAGCTCGCTGAGCGTGCAGCGGCGAGGAAGGCGGCCGCAGCCGCCGCGCCGCCCGTGGAGACGGTTGCTGAGGTCATCGCGGATGCAGAGCCCACTCAGGTGGCCGAGCCGGAGGCTGAGGCTCCTAAGGGAAAGCGCGGTAGGCCCGTGGGCTCGACGGCGCAGCCGAAGCCAGCGACGCCCGAGGACCACTGGGTCACGTTCGCCGCGAGCGCGGAGCGCGCGGTCATCGCGACGCTCGAGCCGGGCGACTTGATGGACGCCGAGATGCAGGAGGGCGTTGCGCAGACATCGGCTACGTTCGCCGATGCGATGCTCAGGGAATATCTGTCGAGATTTGGTTCGTAAAGGCAGCTCGATACCTACGGAAGTCGGGACAGGGAGAGAAAACGTTGGGCTCAAAAAATAATCCCGGGAAATACGACTGTTACTCGCGCGCCGAGCCGGATGAGCCCATGTTCATCTTGCTCGGCCGCGATCCGGTCGCGTCGATCTTGGTCGAAGACTGGGTCGCGTTACGCGAGCGTCTCGGAGTGACTGCACCTGAGGCGCTCGCGGAGGCCAGACTTTGTGCTGAGAAGATGGCGCAATGGGCAGTCAAGAAGGGCAAGGCTGCGCAGCTCGCGTCAACTAATGAAGCACGATCGAAATCTGGTCACGATGAGCACTATGTTGAGCAAAAGCAGTACGAGCGCATCCGCGAGCTCGAGGCCTTGTGCAAGCGCGCTGCCGACGTGCTTTATCAATTGAGAGACAATATCGACGACCTTGTGAAGGAGCTGCGGGGCGCATGAGAAAAACGCACGGGCGCGTAACGCCGGAAGCGATGCGGCATGCCATCAAGATCGGCGACGCGCTCGTGCGCTCTGGCTACTGCAGCGCAGAGGCGATGGCGTCGGCCCTGGAGCGCGTGAAGAAAGGCGAGTGGAACGTGGCGGATTTCATCATCGCGAGAGACGCGAAGCTTCGAAGGATGACTCGATGAAGAACGTGCTCATTCTGGATCTCGAGACCTCGGGATTGGACCGCGAGCACGACGAGGTGATCGAGCTCGGCTACGTGCTCTGGAGCGTGGAGCACCGCAGCATGGTGGAGTGCTACTCAGCGGTGCTGCTCGGTGAAGGCAACGCCGCCGAGATATTTAACGCCATCCCGCCCGGCGTGCGGGCATTCGGCACAGACCCCGAGATTGCGTGGACGATTGCTGGACACGCCGCGCAGCAGGCCGACATCGTGCTCGCACACCAGGCTGATTTCGATCGTGCTTTTGTGTGGCGCGCGGCGAGCTCGTTCGAGAGTTCCATGCCGTACGAAGGGGCGGCGGATCTTCTTAGGCCGACATGGGTCTGCACTCTTGAAGACATGGTGTGGCCTGTCACGTCTGCCTACCATTCGCTCGTCGCTATAGCGCTCGCCCACGGCGTTGCGGTTACGAGCGCGCACCGCGCCATCAACGACTGCCTCTTGCTAGCTCGTCTACTCGAGAGGCTCGGTGACGAGGCCGACGATCGACTGCACCTGGCGCTGCAGCGCGCGTCGCGACCGAAGGCTGAGTTCATCGCGAGGACGGCGTACAAGGACAAGGACTTGGTGAAGTCCGCGGGCTTTCACTGGGATGGCACGGTGTGGAGCCGTTACATGGCGGTCGAGGATGCGGAGAAGCTCTCCTTCGAGGTCGTGTCGAGGGACAAGGCAATAGAGGAGGCGAGGGCGTGAGCAGTAGTCTTTCACGCCGCCATTCAAGAATGAAGCAGCAGTCCTGCCCCTGCCCCGACCGCCACGCGCCGAAGTGATGCCATGTCCGCACCACACGTTCAACTGCGAGCGCAAGATCAGGGTGCTAGTCGTTATCGATCAGAAGAAAAGAGCCAAGAGGGCGAGGAGAAGCTAAATGAGTGGCACCAATGTTAGCGGATACTTGTCTCGAAGAGACGTTCGCCGACTTAACCGAGAGTTGAAGGAAACACACCCCGCGTTGAATCTACTCCTCAAGAAACCCGGTGTGTTTCCGGGGTTAGAAGAGATGGTGGCCGGTTTTGATGGTTTGGTTGTCGTACGAAGTGTGTTTCTTAAGAGCACATCGGCATTGGGTTCTTTGTTTGTTGTGAAACTAGGGGTGCTGGAGACGAACAAGACTGAGCACTTGGTCGGCAGCGTATCGGAATGGGTGCAGAGGCTTGATTCCGATGTGGTGTTAGTGTTCGATAATTTGCGCGAGTTTGCACGCGCGTGCGGAATCGTATCTCTGGACGATAGGGCTTTTTTCGACGCGACGGATATGCCCGACTCGAACATTTTTACGGACAGTGTGTGCCGTTTGCGTACTGCCTCTAAAAGTGGTGATTTTGTTCTCTATCATTTTGCTGTTTCGGGAGACGAGCGCCGTGCCTGAGCTCTTTGCTCCAAAAATAGAAGTGCCTCTGAGCAATGAGCTCATCCGCGTCTCGAAGATGCCGCGCCGGCAGTGGACCGAGCTGGAGATGGCTGAGCTCGCGCGCGAGATGACCGAGATTTTGAAGACGCCGCACGGCACGATGAAGCTCCGGCCGCTGCAGGCGCTCGCGCTCTACGAGCTCGGTCTCTACCGGGGGCTGTTCGGCCCCCTTTCAGTTGGCATTGGTAAGACGATCGTTTCGTTACTCTCGCCCGTCGTGCTGTTGGCTACCCGACCCCTGCTGCTCATCCCCGCCGACCTCATCAAGAAGACCGAGCGCGATCGGCGCCAGCTGTCGGAGCATTGGGATATTCCCGAGCACCTGCGCGTTATGACCTATGATTGGCTCGGCAGGCCGCAGGCCGCCGACGCGCTCGAAGACTACCTGCCCGACTGCATCATCGCTGACGAGGCGCATCGATTGATTAACCTGACTGCGGCCGTCACCCGGCGCGTGCGTCGGTACATGAACGATCACCTCGAGACGGTGATGGTCGAGATGAGCGGTACGATGACCAAGCGCTCACTCCACGATTTTGCGCACCTCGCACGGTGGTCGCTTGGCCCGGAGAGGATGTTCGTGCCGCGTAACTACACCGATCTTGAGTTCTGGGCCGACGCGCTCGACGAGAGGAAGGATCAGGTCAAGCGAGCGCACCCCGGCGCGCTCAAGGTGCTCTGTGATGCTGAGGAGCAAGTGCTCTGGAGGACGGACTCGCGCAAGGCGGCGCGTTCGGCGTTCCGCCGGCGTATGATCGAGACGGCGGGAGTCGTAGCGAGCTACGAGAGCGGGTGTGACGCGACGCTGACTATTAGCGGCGTCGAGATCACCGTGCCTGATGCCATCGAGCGCGCGTTCGAGACCTTGCGGGACAAGTGGGAGACGCCGGATGGAAGAACATTTGTGGACGGTGTGAGGCTACGAAAGTACGCGCGTGAGCTCTCGCTTGGCCTGTACTATGTCTGGGACCCGCCAGCCCCGGAGTATTGGATGGAGGCCCGCAAGGAATGGCACAAGTTCACGCGCGAGGTCTTGAGCCACAGCCGGTCGCTCGACAGTGAGAAGCAGGTCTGCGATGCGCACCCGAATCAGCCCGAGTTCATCGCGTGGCAGCGCGTGAAGAAGGGCTTCAAACCAAACCGCGTTGCCATATGGTTAAGCGACTTCGCGCTTGAGTACTGCGCGGATTGGGCTGAGAAGAATGCCGGGATCATCTGGACCGAGCACGTGCCGTTCGGCGAACGGCTCGCGCGCGAGGCGAAGCTCACCTACTACGGGCGGAAGGGTCTGTCCGTCGCCGGTAACTACATCGAGGATCATCCAGCGAATCAGCCCTTCGTCGCGAGCTTCGGCTCAAACCACCGCGGCAAGAACTTGCAGGCGCGGTGGAGCAAGAACCTCATCACTGCCTGTCCCGCGAATGGCCTGCAAATGGAGCAGCTGATAGGCCGCACGCACCGCGAGGGGCAGGAGGCCGATGATGTCACGTTCGACGTGCTGACGGTATGCTGCGAGCACATAGGTGCCTTCTGGCAGGCCGTCAATGATAGTCACTACGTGCATGACAATTTTGGCTCGCCGCAGAAGGTCCTGCTCGCGGGTCTGAACGTAATGACAGCCGATGAGCTCGCGCGCAGACGCGGGCCGCGGTGGGAAAAGTGGTGGAGGAGAGCAGCATGAAACCATTAGTCATCTATCATCATAATTGCCCAGATGGGTTCACAGCCGCGTGGATAGCGAACAAATATCTGCGCGATGCAGAGCTGCGTCCGATGGACTACACGGACGAGCCACCGACCGACGATGAGGTGAGGGACAGAGAAGTCTATGTCGTTGACTTCTCGTTCAAGAGGCTGGTCTGCGACCGGCTCGCCGCAGCGGCCGAGAAGTTCATCGTGCTTGACCATCACAAGACGGCCGAGGCGGAGCTCGTGGGAGCGCAGTACGCGATCTTCGACATGGAGCGCAGTGGAGCCGGCATGACGTGGGACTATTTCATGCAATCGAGTAGGCCCTGGCTAGTCGACTACGTCGAGGACCGAGACCTTTGGCGCTTTCGTTTGCCGAACTCTCATGCAGTCAACGCGGCGGTGCTGTGCACGCCGATGACGATCCAGGATTGGACCATTCTGCACGATGCTGGCGTGGGAGTCGCTGGAGCTCTTGGTGCTGGTGCACAGGCCTTCGAGGCGATGTGCGCGCGTAAAGCTGCTGATACCGCGCACATTGTCCAGTTCGAGGACCATGATGTGCCATTCGTCAACACGCAGTACCAGCTAGCCAGCGTGACAGCGGGACTGCTCGCCGAGAGCGCACCGTTTGCGGTGGCGTGGTTTCAGAAAGCGGATAGCACTTTTCAGTACTCGCTTCGTTCGCGCGGCGAGGATGGCGCGGACGTGAGTGCGATCGCCAAGAAGTACGGAGGTGGCGGCCATAGGAACGCGGCGGGTTTCACGCTGCCGGTGCTGCTCACACGCGAGAGATGGATCGTCGTCGAAGAAGACTGAGTGGGCCAAGGCCCGCGCAGAACGAAATACTAAAAAAGGAAAATGCAAATGACAGTAGCAACCAACATGTTTGAAGGTCTTGGCAAGGCAGACATCTTTCAGCGAGGAAAATTCTTCCAACCTGACTTCGATGGCGTTGTCATCATCCGCAAGACAATCCTGAAGAATACGAGGGCCAAGGGCATCGCCTTCATCGTCGAGTTCGAGGTGGAAAAGACCAATCATGAAAAGCACCCGGTTGGGTCAAAGGGCTCCTGGTTCCAGAAGCTCCAGGACACGACCGTGGCCTTTCCGGCCATCAGGGCATGGGCAGCGGCGTGTGCCGGGTACGAGACGAACCAGGTAGCCGAAATCGACGCGGATGAAGCTCTTCGCAGCCCTCTCTTGGACGAGCTCGTCAATGAGGCAGTGTCGAACCCCGACAACAATGACTACTGCGGCGTACGGCTCCGGCTCGTGACGACGCAGGTCAAGACCAAGCAGAACACGGATTTCACACGCTACGATTTCTCACCGATCATCGAGGCCGCTTAGAGAAAGGACGGCTGGCGGCTAGGGAATGGCCGCCAGCCGATCTTTTGAAGGTAATCTCATGACACCTGAAGAAGCATTCGCAGAGCTTGCCAGGGATCCGGCTTACATCTCGCAGCTGTCGTGGTCGTTTTTACTCGGCATGGCTGCAGTCGAGTTTCACACGCGGGGTGTTACCGACAGCGCGATCCACAGCATGGCCGAGACGGCTCTGCGAACGCGGATGCCTGATGAGCAAGAGGTACCGCCGTGGGTATTTCTCTTGGCCCTGGCGGCGACGTGGCTCCAGAAAATGGGACTCGAGGAAATTGTGCACCAGGCAATCGACGTGAACCTGGAGCAGGCGAGGCAAGTCGAAAAGGCGCAGATATGAGACGTCCCATGATCGTGTGCTTGTGCGGCTCGACCGCGTTCTTGGATGATTTTCAGAGAGCACAACTCGAGGAGACGCTCGCAGGGCGCATCGTGCTCTCGATTGGCTGCAGCTCGCAGCGTGACGCGCTGCAAATGAAGTCGGACTCGGAAGTGAAGATCAAGCTCGACGAGCTGCATCTTCGCAAAATTGATCTCGCTGATGAGGTTCTGTTCATCAACGTCGGCGGTTACATTGGAGATTCTACGAGACGGGAGCTCGCCTACTCGCTTTTCAACGGGAAGGTTGTCCGTTTCGTTAACGAGGTTGAGGGTGAGCGCTACATGGAGGAGCACGCTCACGAACTTGGAAAGTTCGTGGCGGAGTTCATCAGTGAGGCGTCGTGATCCCCCAGCATCTCTCTAATTCGTTCGAACATGCGACGCCGAAGTTCATCGTGGATCCGGCGAGAGAGGTGCTGGGCAAGATCGATCTCGACCCCGCCTCGTGCATGGAGGCGAACAAGACCGTGCGCGCGACGATATATTATTCGCCGCCCCATTGTGGGCTTACGTATCCCTGGTTCGGTCGAATTTTTCTGAACCCGCCAGGCGGTGCATTTGTCGTGACGAAGAAGATGCGTACGAGTATGCCAGCGGAGGAGGCCGACGAACTAGCGGAGCAGTTCGCTGCAGAGGCTGAGCGCTGGAAGACCAAGAGCCGTGCCGTCGCTTGGTGGCGAAAGCTCACAGAGGAGTATGTGGATGGTCGAACTCAAGAGGCGATTTTTATTGGTTTCAGCCTCGACATCTTACAGGCCAGTCAAGGCGAAGAGTGGCTCGATATCCTGAAGTTCCCGCTCTGCGTACCTGAGAAGAGAATCCAGTTCGACAGCAATGGCAAGGCAGGAAAAGCACCAACGCACGGTAATGTCATCGTGTACCTGCCTCACCGTGCTGGAGACTCGCAGAAGTTCGCTGAGGCGTTCGCTGACATAGGAAGCGTGTCGATCTAATGCACTGGCCCAGCTTCGCGTGCGGTGTGTTCGCGGCGTGGGCCGTGAGCTGCGTTATTTCGTTTGCATTTTTTTGGTGGGCGACGAGATGAAGCGCTGCTCCACGTGCAAGCGTTGGCTGTTTCAGCATCTGTTTGATAAGGACCAGAGTATGCCCGATGGATATAAGTACGTGTGTCGCGGATGCAGAAGAGTTCGCCGTGCAGATCTCGCAGCGGGTGCACGTAGGCTCAAGCCCTGGGAGTCGAAGCGCGCATGATGTACTGGCCGAGCTTCGTCTACGGCGCTTCCGCCTCGGCCCTTTGCGTGCTCGCCATTGAGCTCGTGTGCTGGCTCTGGAGAAGAAAATGAGAACCGGCATCGCCCTCGACTGCGAGACGGAACTCATCGCGGCCGGTAGGCTCGCTCCGCCGCTCGTCTGCATGAGCGTCGCCGACGCGACCGACAGCTACGAACTCTTCCATCACACGGAGGCTCGCGAGGTCGTTGAGGCCCTGCTCGAGGGTGACTCGTTACTCGTCGGCGACAATGTCGCATTCGATTTCTCCGTGTTCGCTGCAAAGTGGCCAGACCTCCTGCCGCTCATCTTCGAGGTCTACGCCGCCGACCGTGTGAGCGACACGGAGGTGAGGGAGAAGTTGAACCACATCGCCATGGGCGTCTACCGCGGCTTCATGAACGTGGATGGCAAGCCCGAGAAGCTCAACTATTCTCTCGCTGACCTAGCCCGGCGTCACCTCGGCATCGAGCTCGAGAAGGGCGGCTGGCAGCTGCGCTTCGGCGAGCTCATGGACGTGCCTGTCGACTGGTGGCCAGCCGAAGCCCGCGAGTACGCGATCGCGGACGCTGTCGTGACGCTCGCCGTCTGGCAGAGGCAGGAGGAGGACACGCAGTTTCTCGACGACGAGTTCCGACAGACGCGTGCGGCGTGGTGGCTGCAGCTCATGAGCTGCTGGGGAATGATCGCCGACCCTGCAGGAGTGAAGGAGTTCGCGAGAAAGACGCAACAGAAGTTTGATAGCATTGCCGAAGATCTCGTCGTCGCTGGGCTCATGCGTAAAGATGGGACGCGCGACACCAAGGCCACGCAGCGGCGCGTTGTCGCGGCGTATGTGCAAAAGGCCTTCGATGAGCTCGGTGCAGACCATAACAGCACCGCCGTGTTCGCACTCGATGTCCAGCGCAACAGCTTTGGCCGAGTTCAGAGCGTGCGCAATAACATCATCGTCAACGGCGTGCAGGCTAAGATGTTCATCGAGATGACGTCCGGGGGCAAGAAAGGCAAACCTCAGCCGAAGACGGATGCCGATGTCTGTGAACATTCAGGCGATGAGGTCCTCGAGAAATACTCGGAGCTATCATCGTTGAGGAAGACGTTGTCCACTGATGTGCCGCTGCTGAACGATGCAGTTCTTACGCCTCTGAAGGTGCGCTACGAGTCGTTGCTTTCCACAGGTCGGACGTCGTCGACGCCCAATGTGCAGAATCTTCCGACCGAGGAGGGAGTCCGTGAGTGTTTCCGCCCACGCCCCGGTCACATCTACGCTGTGTCGGACTATTCGCAATTCGAACTCCGGACATGGTCGCAGGTTTGTTTGGCTGTTCTCGGTCAGTCGAGGATGGCGGAGATGCTAAGGGCTGGTCTCGATTGCCATGTTGAGATCGCCCGGAGGATTCTCGACATCCCTTACGACGAGGCGTTCGCCGACTACAGGCGCGACCCTCACGGCCACGTCTATAAGCCGCGTCAGGCCGGCAAGGCGGGGAACTTCGGCTTCCCTGGTGGGCTAGGGGCTAAGAGCTGGCGCCATTACGCGCGCAAGAACTACAGCGTCGACGTGACTGAGGACAAGGCGTTCGAGATCAGGGGCTATTGGGAAGAGGCATGGCCAGAAAGCCAGCCGTATTTTGACTGGGTAAACTCGCAGGTCGACGCTCCGTTCCCTCTCATCAAGCAGCTCTACTCGAATCGCTACCGCGGTGATGTGAGCTTTACTGAAGCGGCGAACGGTATGTTTCAGTCGCTCGCCGCTGATGCCGCGAAGGCTGCTGGTTTCCTCGTTGCGAAGGCCTGCTACGTCGAGACGGACTCACCGCTCTTCGGCTGTAGGCCAGTAAATTTCGTACATGATGAATTTGTGGTCGAAGTTTCGGACGACGAGCGTGCTCACGACGCGGCCGTTGAGCTCGCGCGGCTCATGGTCGTCGGTGCTGAACCTTTCCTGCCTGACGTGCCGCCGGTGGCCGAGCCATTTCTTTGCCGTAAGTGGAGCAAGAGCGCGAAGCCGGTGTGGGTCGATGGCCGGCTCGTGCCGTGGGATTTTTCGAAAGCAAAGGCAGCCTGATGCCTACAGAAATCAGGACGGCACCTCATCTTCTCGCTATAGATCCAGGTTTGCGTGCCGATAGAGCAAACCTTGGTTGGGCTCTGTTTCAGAAGTCAAAGCTTGTGGAGACTAGTGTCGTACGAAGTGTTAAAGAGCTACCCTGGTGCGGTATAACGTGGAGTGTGATCATAGAAGCCCCTCGGTGGTACCCGCGCGAGCATCGGATTGACACAAATGACTTGCTCGATTTGTCTTGTCTTGTAGGCGAGATCAAGGGCCGGCTTGAAGCTCAGAATGCAGATGTGCAGCTGACATGGCCGCGCACATGGAAGGGCACCGTACCAAAGGATATTCATAACAAGCGCGTGCTCGCGGCTCTAAGAAAGGAAGAGCTTGCGTTGCTGCCCAAGAGGCCGCGCGCAAAAGATTTTGACAATAATATGATCGACGCCGTTGGCATCGGTTTATGGAAGCTCGGAAGGATGTAAATGGAAGCCATTGTTCTGGCAAAGACCGCGACGACCGAGTTCGAGTCTAATCGTGACGCTCTGCAGATGACGCGCGATCTACCCATCACGTGTGACCTGGATCAGGAGTTCGCCGCCGAGGGGTTGCGATGGGTGAAGGAGCAGCTCAACACCATCGAAGCGAAGCGTACCGCGATTACAAAGCCCCTGAACGCAGCGCTCAAGCAGGTGAACGACATGTTTCGCCCCATGAAGACCGCGCTCGAGGACGCCGAGAAGACTCTCAAGAGGCGCATCGCAGGATACCTGGAGCAGAAGCAGCTCGACAACGATCGGGCCATCGCCACCGCTGCCGCAGCCGCAACGCCGGTAGAAGCCTCGACCGCGCTCGCCGCAGTTTCACATGTCGAGGCCCCGCGTGGCGTCTCGATTCGCTACATGTGGGTCGCGACCGTGACTGATGCGTCGCTCATTCCCCGGCAGTTCTTGATGCCGGACATGGCGAAGATCGTGGACGCGGTACGTAACTCGGACGGCAAAATTCAGATACCAGGCATCTCCGTTCACCAGGAACCTGTTGTTTCATCGAGGAGGATCGGATGATTCATGTCTCGATTTCTTTAGGCATCGAGCTGCCTTCATCGAAAGCATATGATGAGTAAACCGTTTAGTAAATTAATTCTAGAGGCGTGCAAGAAGCAGGGAGTGAGCAACGCCGAACTCGCTCGTGCTCTCGGTCGTGCGCAGAGCTGGGTGCCGCAGCTCTACAGAACGAGCAACATGCTCGAGAGCACCCTCCGGGAGTGCGCCCGAGTGCTCGATCTGGAGCTTCGCGTGGAACTCGTTCCGAGGGCTACGGCGCAGAACAGGATGAAGACGCGGCAACTCGTGCAGAAATCGCGTCTGCGGCCGAGGAAGTCTAATGGCCGAAAAGAGTAAGGGCTTGCGAGCTGTCTTGCAGCCGGGAATGCGACCAATTAAAAGAAAAGAGCAGGCGGAGCCTGAGCGCGATTTCGCTCCTCCTCCGCCCCATCGGGTGATGTGGGTAATTGTCGATCAGAAAGACAAGACCCATTTCGAGAAAGCCTACGCGCAGACTGCTTACAGAGCGTACGAGTTGTCGGGAATCCAGCGTGAAGGTCGGCGACTCTGCTACAGTGAAGTCGAGGTATCAGAGTCGGAATCGCTCACTCATGCGCTCTGGCGGGACATGTTATTTGACTTTTTGATCGCACTTCACGTGAAAAAGCCAACGAAATCGTCTAAGCTTAATGGTCACTCTGGGTTAAACGGGAAGGCAAGGAAGATCTGATGCAAAAACACAAGTGGAAATTGATGATTCTCTTTTTCGCGACTCTCTTCGCATGCTCATCTGAACGCGATGATAAAATAGCCGAGCCAGGAGAGAAGAGCGCCGCGTTGTTCGCAGCTCGGGATTTTTCCTTGTTCGAGTCCGATCAGGTGAGACCTCTTGCCCTTTCTCCAAACGGGCTACTTCTCTTCGCCGTGAATACGCCGGACAACCAGCTCGAGATCTTCAAGGTCAAGAGCGATGGCCTCGCCTATTGGCGCTCGCTCGCCGTTGGCTTGGAGCCGGTAGCGGTGAACGTCAGGTCAAATGAGGAGGTGTGGGTCGTCAACGAGCTCTCTGACAGTGTCAGCGTCGTCAGGCTTGACGGCTACCTGCGCGTCGAGCGCACGCTGCTCGTCGGCGATGAGCCGCGTGATGTCGTCTTCGCCAGCAATCGTGCATTCATCACGGCGGCACACCGCGGGCAGAATGCTCCGATTGATCCCGCGCTCAGCACGCCCGGGGTTGGACGAGCCGACGTCTGGGTGTTCGACGCAAATAACCTCGGCTCGTCGCTCGGAGGTAATCCCGTCGCCATCGTGAACTTGTTCACCGACAAGCCCCGTTCGCTCGCTGTTTCTCCTGATGGCAGCAGGGTATATGCCGCCGGGTACATGACCGGCAACCAGACCACGGTCATCAACGCGCTGCAGGCCTTCTTCACTTACCCGCCACCGGCGACCAATCATGAAGGAACACCAGCGGCGCCGAATTCGCTCATCGTCGGCTGGGACGGTCAGCATTGGATCGACGAGCTCGGCACCACCTACGACCAGTCCGTGCGCTTCTTTTTGCCAGATAAAGACGTGTTCGTGCTAGATGCCACGGCTTCGCCGCCAGCTCTGCTGCCGGCTCCAGCTGGCACCTTCAGCGGGGTCGGCACCGTGCTCTTCAATATGGCGGTGAACCCGGTGAGCGGTCGAGTGTACGTGTCGAACACGGACGCCAATAACCGCGCACGCTTCGAGGGCCCGGGAATCTTCGCCGGCCACAGCCTTCGCGGCCATCTCCATGAGAGCCGCATCACCGTGCTCGATGGCGCCGGAGACGTCCGGCCGCGGCACTTGAATAAGCACATCGACTACTCGCACTGCTGCGCTCCGGTTCCGAATGACGAGAGCGAGAAGAGTCTAGCTTTTCCTCAATCGATGGCCGTGAGCTCCAACGGCTCGACATTGTACGTTGCCGCGCTCGGTTCGAGCAAAGTCGGCGTGTTTTCAACGGCCGAGCTCGAGGCCGACACATTCGTTCCGAACGCTTCCAACCAGATCGAGGTGAGTGGCGGCGGACCTACTGGTGTCGTGCTCGATGAGGCCAAGAACAGATTGTACGTCCTCACGCGCTTCGACAACGGCATCGCGATCGTTGATGCGCAAGCAAAGCGCGAAGTGAGTAAGATGCTCATGCATAACCCCGAGCCGGCGAGCATCGTCGAGGGCCGTAGTTTTAACTACGATGCGAGAACGACCTCGAGTCACGGTGACTCGGCATGCGCAAGCTGTCACGTGTTTGGTGATTTCGATGCGACGTCGTGGGATCTCGGTAATCCCGACGGCGACGTCGTACCGAATGAGAATCCAGTCACAGGCTCTCGGGTGCTGCCGCCCCTGTTTCACCCGATGAAGGGACCCATGAACACACAGAGCCTTCGCGGTATGGCGAACCATGGCCCGATGCACTGGCGCGGAGATCGTACCGGAAGTCTCGCCGAGCCGAGCGCACAACCGGACGATGGTGCGTTTGATGAGGTTGCCGGGTTCAAGAAGTTTCGGCCAGCGTTCGGCAGCTTGCTTGGAAGGAGCGAGCCCATCTCCGAGCAGCAGATGCAAGCGTATACGGACTTCGCGCTGCAGATCATGTACCCGCCGAATCCAATCCGACGCCTCGACAATTCCCTCACGCCGACGCAGGCACTGGGGCGCGAGGTGTTCTTCACCATCACTCAATCGCCTGACCAGCTTACATGTGTGGGTTGTCACAAGCTCGATCCGCAGGCCAACGCGGGTTTCACGCAGTTCCCCGGTTTCTTTGGAACCGACGGCACGATGAGTTTCTCAAATGAGCCAGACCTCTTCAAGACGCCGCATCTGCGAAACCAATACCAGAAAGTCGGAATGTTTGGCCTTGCCTTTCATCCCGGCTTTCGTCCGACCGATCTCGGCTTCAAGGGAGACCAAATTCGAGGATTTGGGTTCGGTCACTCTGGGGAAGCCGATTCGGAATTTCGATTCGTGACAGCAACAGGGTTCGACCAGACGCCCGATAATCCTGGAGGTTTTCCTCCTGGTGAGACAGGCGACGAGCAACGTCGACAGGTCGTCGATTTCATGTTCGCCTTCGATAGCAACCACGCGCCCATCGTTGGCCAGCAAGTAACGCTTGGCATGAACCAATCCGTGACTGGGGCACGTGCTACACTACTAGAGCAGCGCGCCGACGCTCACGAATGCGAGCTCATCGTCAAGACGAGCAAGCGCGGCTACGTCTACCTCGGCTCTGGCCTGTTTAAGTCAGATAGGTCAAGTGACGCTCAGGTCACTGATGCGAAGATCCGCGAGCGCGCTGCAGCTGAGCCGCACACGTTCACATGCATGCCTTTGGGTGAAGGCGTGCGCCGCGGCATCGACAGAGACGCCGATGGTGTGCTTGATGATGATGAGGTAACGGCTGGAACGAATCCCGCCGACGCTTCGAGTCGCTAATGGTTAAGGGTCCCGGAGCTGGCAATTCCGGGACCTTTTCGCTCGCGGGAGGTTACATGTCGGATTCCGTGAATCATCCGAAGTACTACAACTTCGGAAAAATTGAAGCCATTGATGCGATCGAAGATTGGAAGCTCGGATTTCATGAAGGGAATGTCGTGAAATATGTCGCCCGCGCCAAGCACAAGGGTCGCGAGCTCGAGGACCTAAAGAAGGCACGTTTTTACTTAGATCGTTTGATCAGGAAGAAGGAAACCGATGGCGGGGCGTGAGTTCGCGGAGGGGAATGTTCGGCGATGACCAATGACGCTGCTCTGATCGACGCCGTCCTCGAGCGCGACGAACAGAACGAGGCCGAGGGCGGTGTCGTCTTGTCCGACCTCGAGCGCGAAGCGTTCCCGAGCATGCGCGGACAGCGCAGACTGTCTGACAAGCAGCGCGCGTGGCTCCGAGACGCGGCCGGCAGGCTCGGCGTCGAGCTGCCTGCGGAGAACCTCTTCAGCTCGCTGTCCGACAAAGAGAAGAAGGAGCACGCGCGACGCGCGCAGAGCGTCGAATTGCCGTGGGAGAAGTCTGGGTACGTGAAGGCGCTGAAACCGCCAGGAAGGTGAAAGAAATGAAAGTGCTAGATCATGGCTACATCGAGCTTATCGAGAGCTGGGGTTCGGACCAAAGCATCATCGAGGCCGCTCGCATGAGCACGAACAAGGGGTTTCTCGGTTGGGGTCCGAGGACGAAGTATATGTGCATGAAGTGCGGGAGGGATGTAGCAGAAAATGAGACATATTTGAGCGAAGGCGAACCGCCAGAGATCTGTCACAGCGGCTGCTGGACAGCTTGTGATGTTGATGTTGTAGGCGGCGACGAGAAGCTCCTGCGCTACCTCTGGGAGAACGATCATGCGACGCCTTTTGAGATGGCGGGCATGACGGTCGAGGTGAAGGCGCCGATCATGGTGTTCCGAGAGTGGCACCGCCACCGCGTGCCGTTCGGCTACAACGAGATGAGCGCGCGCTACGTGCCGTTGCCGGATGAGAACTACTGCCCGACCATCGAGCGCATTGTCGAGGGCTCACGCGCGACCAAGAACAAGCAGGCGTCGTCGCTCGCGGGTGAGTGCAGCGAGCGCGACGCGACGGGATGGTTAGACGAGCTCGGTGCCGTGTACGAGCACGCCGAGAGCGTGTACCAGCTAGGTTTGAAGCTCGGCGTACCGAAGGAGCTTGCGCGCCTGCCGGTGCCTGTCGGTCGCTACTCCCGTATGCGTGCGACGGCAAATCTGCGTGGTTGGCTCGGGTTCTGTCGTTTGAGGGTAACTAAAAATGCACAATACGAGATCCGCGTGTACGCAAATGAGGTCTTGAACTTCATTCGAGAAAAATTTTCGCGCACGTACGAGCTCTTTGTAGAAAGTCGGTGATGGTGATGTTTTTGCAAGAAATCGCAAGCAGGTTCCTCAGGCGCATCATCATGGACCGCCACGGCAAGTCGAAGTACTTGAGCCGCTACTACCTGGTGAAGAAGCCGAAGATGCCGGACGACAGCTACCCGTTTGACATCAACGGCACGCCGCGCGAGGGCATCATGTGGGTTCCGGGCTACGGGATGTTCCTCCACCACTTTCATCGCGACGACGAAGCTCGCGAGCTACATTCTCATCCGTGGAAGTGGAGCGTGTCGCTCATTCTCTCGGGAGGCTACCGCGAGGAGCGTCTAGAGAGAGGCTGGCCTAGTGTGCGCGAGCGCGTGTTCCGTCCCGGCAACATCAACGTTCTCACCAATGACGTGTTTCATCGCGTCGAACTGCTCGATGTCTTCGGTGGCTGCTGGACGCTGTTCGTGCATGGCCCGAAGAACAAGAATTGGGGTTTCCTCGATCGTGACACGCGCGAGTTTACCGATTGGCGCGCCTTTTTTCAGAAATAGTCGCGCAAGGTTCGTTAAGGTGCAAAGGCTGCTCGACGCCTATGGAAGTCGAGACGCTTTCTGCCATCGCACGCTCGATCTCATCCTGCCGTACCCTGCCCGTGATAGTGCGCGCGCGGTACAACATGTAGCAGGCCGTGCGGAGCTTCGACGCTGCGGGAGTCTGTACCGCTGGCGCCGACATCTTCTGCTCTCTCGCCCACTCAACCGCGGCTTCGACCACTGCGCGTTCTGCGTGTTGGACAAGATCGTCGTCGCTCGTCATGCTCGGTAGTTTAGAACCCGATCCCTAGGGAAGCCGAGACAGATCGACCATGGACATCTACGCCGAGTGTAGGATGCGTCTCTTAGCGATGGGGTATTCGGAGCCTGACGTCGATGATGTTCTCGCTCGCATGAGAGACGAGGAGGAGGCAGAGCGAGGCGAATCACCTCAGAAAGACGGTCGTAGCAAACCGCCTCAACCTCAAAATTTGAAAATTATTGACGAAAGTTGAATGTAGGATCGGCTACTACTTCGGCTCCGAGCCGGCTCGAAAAACATGTGTCAGCAATTTCTTTGTGAATGAATGGATCATCGTCCTTATTATTGCTCTACCAACCGCATCCTGGCTGCTCGGGGTCTGGTACGCCTCGGGGTGGGACCGCGCGCGCTTCGTGCGACTTGTCGACCAATTTGACGACGTGACGCGGGACCCTCGTCGACAGACGCCCAAGGTGCGGATGACACTCTACCAGAAGCTCGTCGATAGGACGCGGCGGACGCAGAAGCTCGCTGTGTCGACCTTGTCGACGCCCGAGGAGGAGGAAGCGTTGCGCAGTCGCAAGAGGGTCTTTCTTCGCTTCAAACCCCTTCAAAGGCAGCTCGGCGCCTATGGAAGCCGAGACCGGGACACAGATCGTATGGCCTCGCTCCCCGACGACGAAGAGTTCAAAATCACTCAGCGCATGAGGCACTAGGCGCCGGAAAGGCAGGACTTGACGCTTTCAGGTGTCGTGTAGTACCCTTTCCGTGTACATGCCGACCTTCATCACGCGCCTCGACCTCTCCAATGGCAAGAGCCTGCAGGTGGGCAAGCAGTGGCCGGGAGACGAGAGCGCGACGGGGCAGTTCAAAGTCGCCCTCATCATCGAGAGAGCCGAGGAGGCGACGCAGGACGAGGACGGTTCGATCCTGACAGCTCCCGCGCACTACGAGATATGGCTTTTGCCTGATCAGCTTCGCCAGGCGCTCTTCGATTTCTACGGCGAGGTGTATGCGGGGCGGAAACCTACATCGGACGCCATCAGAAATGAGATCAACAAGGTCCCCAATGTGCCATGCAGGCGCGTGTACCTGAACGGTCAGATCGAGTTCGTCGAAGAAGTGTGGAACATGCTCGAGGCGTATCCCGAGATCCACAAGTTTTTCGAGGACAAGCTCGAGCTCGATCAGTCAGAAGAGACACCGGCTCCAGCGCGAGCGCAGCTGTCGTCGCCTATTGCGCGTCCTGTGAACGGTCCGCAGGCGGGATGATGCTCGACGAGACAAAAAAGCGCGGTCGTCCTCCGAGGCTCGATGATACTCGGCGCATCTGCTTTCATCCCCCGAAGGAAGTGTTCGATCAGATAGAGGAGCTCGCCGCAGCACTTCACGTGTCACGTCGCGCAGTCATCGCGCAGGCCATCGCTCGATGGTACGACACCGAGCCGCTCATCCAGAAGAGAAAGACAAATGGCAACGGTAACCCTTAGCTACCGTGTGAGTGTCGGCTTGCAGTCGGCGGCGAACCTACTCGCGAAGGTGGATGCAATCGTCTTGAACACCGGCGAGCTCGATTTACTCGGCATGACGATCGTGAGCGACGAGAGCATCGTCACTGACTGCTTCATCGAGCGCACCGTAGTGCTCGAGACGAACGCGCAGGGTGATGCGCTCTTTCCGACAGCTGATGCCCTGCAGGATGCGACGAGGCAGCTCTGGCGCTCGAGGCTAAACCTGCTCGTGCCCGGCATCGTGGCGGCCGACGAACCCGTGGTTACGTAGCTCGCCATGTCCGAGAACGGCGAAGCAAAGAAGCCGAAGCGCAAGCCGAGAAGGCCCTACAGGGTCGGCACGGAGGGCAAGGCCGTCGACCCAGCTCGACTCTTTGTCGAGGGTACGCCGGTTGACTCGTTCGGTAACCCTCTCACAGAAGCCGAAATTTCCGAGGAGGAAGCGAGGGAGATGCCTCTCGATGCTGAGAGCTCGCGGCTAGTCGCTGAGCACAACAGGGTGATGTCGCTCAAGACTGGCGGAGTCGCGCGAGTGAACTGGAACGCGGACTATGCGACGCGCTACATGCAGATTACGCGCTTTCACCCGAATGCCTACGTGCGCATCAAGCAGATCAAGCCTGAGGAGCATGAAGGAATCCCCGAGCACCCCGTGTCGGCTCTGAGAGATTACGGCGCGCTCGTCGCCTATGTCCGTGACAATCATTGGAAGGGCGACAAGGCCGAGTACAAGTGGACGATCTTCGACGACCAGCTGCCGTCTTGGGGCACCGGCACGATCAAATTTGCTGCCCAAAAAAATCAGGAGGACGACATGCGCCGAGGTCAACCGCCCCAGGGAGGATGGCCGCCAAATGGCTACGGCTACCAGGGAGGACCGATGCCTGGCTATGGCTACCAGGGCGCGCCTGGTTACTACCATCAGCCACAGCCTGCGCCGCAGTACCATCAGCCGCAACCGATGCCTGCACCACAACCGCAACCTCCTGCCATGCCCATGCAGATACCTGCAGGCATCGATCCGACGCTCGCGACGATGCTGCAAGAGCTCATGCGGCAGAACGTCGAATACCGCTACCAGCTCGATCAGATGAGGTTAGCCGCTTCCTATCCTCCTCAGTACTACGCGCCGCCACCGCCTCCAGAGCCACCACCACCGCCCCCGCCGCCGAAGAGTCCGCTCGAGCAGCTGACGGAGATGAGCTCGATCGTTCGCGGTGTGCACGCGTTCACACACGACATCGCCCAGCACGTCGGTGGGGGAACTCCTGATGCTGAGCCGCCACCTCCTCCTGGTGACCCGGACTTCCCCGCGAAGTTCAAGGACATCGGACCGCTGAGACTCATGGCGGTTGATGGCGAAGTGAGCGCACCGACGCTCTACAACATCGACAAGTACAAGGGCATGCTCGATGGCTTTCTCGACAAGGTCGGAGAGGTCTTCGACAAAGTCGGGACGAATCGAACCAAGAGCATGCGCGAGCAGGTCGAACTCATGGAGCGCGCCGAGGCCGCTGCAGAGAGACATAGGCAGCAACAGCAACAGAGAGCACTGCCGCCCGAACCGCAGCGCAGGCCCATCGCAGCGCATCCTTGGGAGGCAGCGCCTTCTCAGCAGCGGGCATGGGAGCCTCCGCCTGCTCCTGCAGCGACTCCACAGCGAACATGGGAGCGGCCACCGCCTCCACCACCAGCCGCGGAACCGACGCCGTACGTGCACCCGTGGGAGGCCTTCAGGAAGGTGCCGATCGAGGAAATCGTTCAGACTCCTCCTGCTTCTGTAGAGCCGTCCACGCCACAAGTTGAAGTAATTGAACCGGAAAAAGGCAGCTCGATGCCTACGGAAATCGAGACTTAAGGAGCCCCTCGGCTGATAGAGTAGACTAGTTTTAGTGGCCGCGCCCGACTGGAAGCCGAAAATCGAGAGGCGAGAACACCCGTACGGCGAGCAGGGCGTTCGAAGCTCGCTCGATGCTGTCGCCGACAAGGCAGCCAAGGGAGGAGCTGACCCGCGGGTCCGTGCGTGGGCAATCGAATGCCTTGAGCGCGCTCGGCGGAGCGGTAAAAAGGTTGGTAATGAGCGCGGTCGAGCAGAGGCGCTGCTTGGCGCCGTGCAGAAGAAGCTCTGGGTTCCAGATCCTGTCGGCACCGAGTTTATCGCCGGCGCGCATCTCACTGCGTGCACGGACAAGGATGCGCCGTGCTTCCACGGTGGTGACTGCTTCCCGGAAGAGACGCTTGTTCTCAAGGAGTGCAAGGGAGAAGCCCCCATCCTGGTTCGCATGCGAGGCCTTCGAGCACAGGACAGAATTTGGGGACTGAATTCTTGGACCGTGGTTGAAGCCGTCGTCACTAAGGGTAGCCTCGCCGTTGATGTCGTTCATCTCTCAAATGATTCGAAATTGCGCCTCACCAATAATCACAAAGTCTACGTTCGTGAAGGAGAAGAAGAGCGCCGAATAGCGGTTACTGATTTGGAGGTGGGGATGGTGCTGTCGCAGCCGCACGTCGCGACGCTGCCGCACACGTCATCGCAGACGATGCGACGTGAGCCAGATGGAGTGCACGTTGAGCGAATTGAACGGGCGACTGTGCTGACATTGTGCTGCGACATCCAGACGTCAGACCACCGCGTGTACTTGCCTGAGTGCGATGTCACTGTTGCAAATTGTGACGATTTGGTCGTTCTGCTCGCGTCGAGCTTCCTCTCAGTAGGTTTAAATACGATGGTCGTCGGCCACGCCTACAACACGCAGAAGAACATCCAGCACGTGCTCGCTGCAGTGCGCATCGCCGACCAGTGGCAGTATGCCGACCCATCAACAGATTTTCCACTCGGCAAATGTGAGCGTTTCACGCGCGAGCGTCTCCTATCAGTGCCGAACGTCAAGGTCGTGTGTGACGAGACCTCGTGCTTGAGCAATCCTGCCAGCATTGATCCTGATCGCGAGGGCTTCGTCGAAAAGGGTTTATTTGTCGGCGTTGATGGAGTTCCCCACAGCGGTAGGGAGATTTGGTGGATAAGCTGGGGGAAGCGGCCGTGATTACCTGGCTCGGGCAAGCGCAGCAGTCCCCCGAGGACGCCGCGGGACAAGCGGCGTATGAGGAAGCACAGCACGCTGAGTGGCCGCCAACACGCGAGAATGCGCAAGCTGTTGGTGGAGCGGCCGGTACAGCCGCCTGCCATGCAGCGGCCGAGGTAACTTATGGGGCTACGGAAGCGGCAGCCCAATTAGGTTGGTGCCAAGCCGTAGGTGAGTGGGTCGGCGGCATTTTTTACGATCTGGCAGATAGCTTTTTTGGCAGTAACGAAGCTACGCGCAAGAACCTCGATCGCATCAACCGAGATGTGGCCGTTGGCGTGCAGACGCTCAAGGCAGGCTATCGTTTGTGTGAGCTCCGCGTGAAGCAGGGCGGTGCCGGTCCCAAGTGCGGTACCTACGATGAAAAAGTGCTTCACGACTGCGTCTACAACAGGGTCATTGGCGGCAGCTACTCTTGTGGCAGCTTCGCCGCGCAGCAAGAGGCCGCCGCACTCCATTCAAAATACCACCTGCCTCAGGGCAAGGGCTATACCTGGGGCATCGAGACAGACGAACAGCTGCAGGCGCAGCTAAAGCGCATCGCCGCGGCGGAGAGCGGACGCGGAGCAGAGATTATTGCTCGCTACCCGTCACAGCCGAAGAAGTCTTCTGCGTTGCCAGTCTTCATCGGTGTCGCAATCGCGGCAGGAGTCGCATGGCTTCTTCTCGCGTAACTTGGCTCGGTCAAGGGGCCGGCACGGAAGATGATATTCTACCGAGCGTCGTGGAAACTCAGCCGCGATCAGACGGCTGGACGAGGAGCGAGAAGATCCTCTTCGTCGGCGTGCTCGTGAACGCATCCTTCCTCCTCTTTCAAATCATCCGGAGCAAGCGATATGTCGAAAATCTCCCCTGAGTGGCTCGGTCAGGCCGCGGCGCCCAACGCGATGGCGTGGGAAACGTACATTCGATCCATTCGCGATGGCGTGAGCGACGCCTTCACGAGGGCCGCGGGTGCGCGAACTGCCCTGAAGAACGTCCGCGAGAGGCTTGGCTTGCCGTTCATTGTTGATCCAGGCGAGGGCGCGGTGCGCACCGGAGCATGGGACAGTGGCCTCGATCAGGACTTCAAGGAGCTCGGCTCGATGGTCGCGACGCTGACGAGGTTCGCGGACGAGGCGCTCGCGGGCAAGAGGCGCTTCGGCACTGACCAGAGCGGAGCTCTCGCGTTCGAGAGGGTTGACGGGGATTTTTCTCGAGTAGAGGTCATCGGAGGAAGACCGGTCGAGATAGAGAACGCGACGAACCAACCCGTAAAAGTGACGGGTACAATCGGCATATTGCCGCCGATCATCATCGGTCTCGCAATCGTCGCGGCCGCCGTGACAGTGTACTTCGCCGTCGAAGCGATCTGCGAGACCGTAGAAAATGTCGCCGAGCAAAAGACGTTCGAGACCATATCGAGCAACCAGGTAAAGCAGATCGAGCAGGGCGCCACACCCGAGCAGGTCAAGCAGATGACCGATTCGATCTATGAGGGCGCGGCTCAGGTGCACGAAGCGCGCGCCGCAGAGGCGACCGCGGGCAAGTCGGAGATTCCGAAAACCATTCGCACCGTCGGCTTCGTCGCGGTCGGACTCCTCGCCCTCTACATCGTTGCGCAGCTCGTGAGTCGGCGCGGAGGAGGAACACTCGCGACGGCGCGCTTGCTCGACAATCCTGACGACGTGAGGCGACGATGAGCATCCAATGGATAGGGCTCGGTCAGACGCCCACTCTTCCAAGTCACGAAACATTTCGGGCGATGACGGCGGCGCAGATCGATCAATTCGCCGCCAAGCTTTCGGCGGCAGAGCGCGCAGAGCTTCTGCGTGCAGGTATCGCAGCGCTTCCTTCGTGCTGGGGGCGTCGCGCCGACAGTTGCGCGGGAGCGGCCAACGGTCCGTACTTGGACGAGGCGCAGTGCAACGCCATCGAAGGCGGATATTTTGGCAACCGAGAGAAGATGGCCGAAACTGTGGACAGAGTACCCCTGTGCGACGAGCAAGTTGCCGGCTCATCGATAATTCCCGTGGCGGTACTCGCTGCGGTCATCGGTGTCATTTTTGGTTATGCTGTCGCAAAAAGATGAAAAGCAACGGCAGCTCGACGCCCACAGAAGTCGAGACTTGGTTACGTGATCGCGAGGAGATAGAGATGCCCAAACAAAAGTACGAAGAGAACCCAACGCGCGGAGTGAACATGGCGATCGGCGGAGGCCTCGGTGTGCTCCTCGGAGGAGTGCTGCTCGGCTTTCCCGGTGCACTCGTCGGTGGAGGCATCGGTGCCGTGCTCGGCTCGGAACGCGGTGACACGCGACGTCGGAGGGAGCTGCTCGAAAACCGGCGCACGTGTCCGCGCGGCACGCAGGTGCAAACGCTGCTCTTCGACCGCGACAAGTTCACACGCGCCGAGGCAATTGCATGGGCACGTCGTAACGGCTACGTCGCGCACAAGATCGATACCACTGCGAACAAGTATCGGCTGCGGCAGAAGGCGCCAAGCCACTTCACGCGCGGCAGCTTCAGAACGATCATGCTCTCTGATCGAGTCGAAGCAGTCATCGGATGTCCACGATGAATGAAGAAGAAAAATGTGAATGCGACAATCCTGCAAGCGTCTTGCAGATTGACGAGAGCGCTGGGCCCGATCCGCGCATCGCCGAGGTAGAGGTGTGCGAAAACAATGTGTGCGAGCTCGGTCACCTGCTCGTGCGCGGCGACCACGTGAGCTTCGTTTCGACGGAGCAGGCGCGGCGCATAGGAGAGAGGAAGCTCGATCCGGTGGCGATGCCGAGCGATATTCGGCTGCCCCCGTCGTACGTGTTGGTGAACGACGCTAGCGGCAGATTGCTTAATAAATGTGACATTTATGTTGTCCGTTGGCGCACTAGTAGGCGCCGAGAAGTGTCGGATGTGCACCGCGCCGATCTCGCCGCAGCGCAGGACTACTTCGGCAGCAGCGCGCAGATTCGATCGGGATTTGTAGACATTCCCCGCGGTCCGTGGAAACGTGTGGCTCGTGTTCGCTTCATTCGGTACAGCCGCTTTGGTTTCAACAAAGCGTTCGAGCACCGATACCAAGCGCCCGTTGATCTGCTGTCGAGCATTCAGCCTCTCGCGTGGCGCATCCCGCTGCCAGAGGGTTGCGTAATTGACAGCCGAGGTTTTGTTCGTCCATAATGTCGAAGCATCTCCCGCCAACACGCGCATGGCTCCGAATCAAAAAGCAAATCGACGAGCATTCGCAAGAAGGTGCGGAAGTCGATCGCATTCCAGCAATGCGTGCAGGACGTTTACTGGAAAATCCGAAAGGTGAAGGAATGGCAACTGCGAAGCAAAAGGCGGCCGCACGTAGGAACATCAAGAAGGCTCAGGCCGCACGGCGAAAGACTCGCGGTGTTCGCAGGACGACTCGCAGACGTCGCAGGCGTCGCGCAGTCGCGATAGCTCCCGTGCAGCCGCGTCGCAGGCGTCGCCGCGCCGTTCGCCGCCGTGCTCGCGCTGTTCGTCGCCGCGCACCGCGTCGCCGCGTGAGGCGTCGTGCTCGTGCTCGTCGCCGAACTGCAGCTCGCACCGCATCCCGTCAAGGAGGAGTGAGGCTCGTTCGGGTACGTCGGTCGAGTCAGCCGATCATCATTGAGGAGACCCAGCGCGGCAGGCGTGCGACTCGTCGCCGTCGCCGTCGCGCAGCTCCGCGCCGCAGGCGTCGTCGTGAGGAAGAGATGATGCTCGAGAACGCAGGAATGCGTTTCAAGCATCGTCGCCGCGATTCGCTCGGACTGCTCGAGAATCCGGATGACGGATATGAGAGTCTGATGGAGAATCAGGTATTCACTGTCTCCGCGGTCCGCGCCTTCGGCATGGCGGGTATGGGCGTGGGTCTTGGCCTCGTCATCGCCGACGGTCTCGATCGATACGTCGCGACGCGAAAACCCACGAATGGAAACAATCCGTGGTACGGCGCCAATGCCGCAGCAGCGCAGAATCATCGACCTGACGCCTGGCGCCTCGGCGCTCAGGCGGCTGGCGGTGTCGGCGCTATCGCACTCGCATACGCTGTACGCGGCAGAGCTATTCTGCCGTGGCTCCTCGGTGGCACTGCGATCGGCTTCTTCGCCAACTTGACCAAGCAATTGGTCACCTGGTGGGTGATGCCGATGGCCCTCAAGGTGGATGCTGGCAACGAGGCAACGCTTGCAAACCGGATGTACCCCCTCGAGCAGAAGAGCGTGCAGGACATGGTCGACAGTCTCTTCGACAATTGGGCTTCCGAGACCAATCTGGCGGCCAATCAGGCAGCGACTCCGACCATCATGCCGGTTCTTCCGGTTTCCCCGACCGGTCCCGTCTACACCCTTGGTCGTCGAGGCAACGGGTACTCGGGAAAATCGCAAGCCCAGGCGGCTGAGCCGAGTAGAGGACAAGTTGGTCAACCTGTACTTGTCCAGACCGGGCGCTTGGGCGATTGCGGGATTTGTGGCGGTCACGATGGGTGTTGGTCAAATTGTCCAGACCTCACGCTCTGCGGCGATTGTCCCGACATGGTCGCTCGTCGCTGTCAGTACGTTGTCCAACCCACCGATCCTTCAGTCAATGAGCTTGCCGCAGGTTATGGCGTCGATGTCGCGCAGATTGATGCCTTGAACCCGCCCGGTTACTGGGCACCCGGCAACACCGTCGTCTTGCCGTATGCCATGTGCCGGGCACTCGAGGGATCGGTACCGTCAGGTCGCCCAAACCTCTGTGTCCCAGGCACCGTATGGGATCCGACGCTTGGGCACTGCGTGCCGATTGCTCAGTCGCCCGTCTTGGTGCCGGTAGCGCCGGTACCAGGTCCGGTCGTTCCGGCGCCGCTCGTCATTCCTCCTTCGTCATCCATGGTAACTGTCGCAGGTCTTGCCGGTGCTCCGAGCAACGGCTCGGCGAGCGGTATGTACAGCATGTTCCGCGAGGAAGAGTAAGAACGGTCGAAAGAGTAACAAAATCTTCGGGACAGGGTTAGTCCTTGCCTCGAAAAAAGGAAGAGAAAAAATGTCACGAGCACAGCAATTGAAGGCGATTCCGATTGATTTTTCCAGAATTGGTCAACTCCAGGCGATCGATCAGGTCGGCGTCACGCGCATCCCCAGCGACATCTGGGACGTCACGACCGTTTGTCTACCGCTCTCGAACAAACAGTTCGACGCGCAATTTGGTGGGCAGATCAACTTCTTCAACATCGACACTCCAGTCGGAGAGTGTCCAGGCCGCTTCACGAGCGCATCGCTCGTCGCCAATCTAGGTGCGCCATTTCTCATGTGCGGCATCTGCGTCGTTGCAGTCGGCGAGGGCGTAGGCTTCTCAAAGAGCGGCGTCGTCGTTGACTGCCCTGCAGACGCGACGGCTACCCCGCAGGTAGTCGGTGCTTGTGGGACTGGTTGCGATCTCGGTGCGATTGCGCAGCCGGGTCAGACTCCGGCTGTGTTCGAGTTCGGCAGCCCCACGTGGAGGTTCATCGAGGCGCTCTTCCGGGCTTACAATTTCCAGTTCATCATCAATCGCCGCTGGCAGCTCCTGGACCTGCCCCTCTCCGACATCGGCATGTGTCAGATGGCGCCTCATTTCGAGGGCGCTGGATGCTCGCAGGTCTCGGCGATGCCTTTCATCCGAGAGGCAAACGACTCGGCCCTCAACAACGACCTGAACTGCCAGTTCCTACCGGTCAATACGATCGTGACGACGGGGGCGGACGGAGTGCCCGCATCGATCTGCGCTCCTCCTCCGCAAGCAGGAGCGACCTTCGGCCACACGAACTTCATGGGGCGTGCGCCCAACATGTTCAGGTTTGTGCAGCCGATTCCGGTTCTCCCCTTCACCTCGCTCGGCATCTCCTTCGTGCCCTTCGCAAACAACAACGCTTTCTTCGAGCAGATGCGTGCGGCGGCGACGACCGGAAAAGAGGACTGCACGGCGACAAACCCCTCGTCGTGCTTCACCGGTGCGGCAGTCAATGACGGCTGCGGTCCGGGTGTCATCACCTTCCCCGGAGGGAAGATCACCATCGGCATCAAGGCGTTCGGCTACGAGCTCGCTCCGGCCGCCTGCCTGGAGGCCATCTACCGCTTCGCGTGCGCATGCCCCACGGGCGCTGAGTTTCTCGCTGGTAACCCCTACCTCGGTGGACTCGTGCAAAAGATGGACAACAAGACGGATCCTGACAGGTTCCGCATGCTAGCCGGGATCGCTGGAGCGAGTGCACGCGACTAAAGTGAAGCATGAGCGACAAGATCAAAGACGAGCCTGTAGAGCTGGTTCCCCGCCATCTCTCGGGCTCGGAGCTCAGGAGCCTGCGCCTTCCCGGAGGAGTCACCTTCGGGGAGGTCGCGCTCGCTGACCCAAAGCTCGCGTATGCCCTGGTCGGGCCAAAGGTTCCTGAGCTTCAGAACCTGGGTGTCGGCGCGCTCGTCCCGCGCCTGTCGCCGGTGCTCACGATCCCCGACTGTCCTTGGGCGTGGGAGATCATCAATCTCTGCGCTTCCTTCGTGAGTGGCACCGCGGGTAAGACCATCTCGGCTCAGCTCGCGGGCGTCATCAGCCGAGACCTCTGGGTCCGGAAGATCACCTACACGGTGCGTCGACCGAACGCCTTCGCGGGCTCGATCTTCAAGGCGCAGTCAGACCACTTCAACAAGCTGAACCCGAACGTCGATTTTACGCTGATTGTCAAAAGCTACTGGAACTACGTCATTTCTGCCGACCCGACGCCGCTCGAGAACATCGAGATGGTGTTCGAATGCGTATGCCCCGTCGGTTTCGTGCTCGGCTGCGCGAGCACTATCTCGGCAACGTTCACGCTCCTTCGGGCACTTGCTGCCGATGAGATTCCCTACAACGTGTGCATCTCTCTTCACGCGGTCTCGCTGCCGAGGCGCTACGACTGCTCTCTCGACGAGGCACTGGTAGCCCTAGCTGCGCGCGAAATAGACTGCTGCTTCTAGGTGGGGCCATGAGAGCCACCGCCGCCATCCTGCCGGCACACGATGCCCGCTGGCAGTGTAGGAGCATCGTCGAGTTGGCGAGCGAGTCGTTCGATCCCGACAAGGCCGGCATCGGCTCGAGCCCCTTCGTCGGCGACATGGGGAACACTGGCGTCGTTGTCCCCCCAGAGCCCACGACTGCGCAGAGTAACCGCTACCTCATCCGCCTGTGCGGCGTGCAGATACCGATGGGTAAGGCGATCATCCTGCATGGCCTGCGCCAGGCGGCGACGATCCGGTGCGAGCAGATGAGCGGCTGCACGTCCATCGTGAGCGAGCTTGAGGTGACTTCACCCTTCTGGAGCTTCTCCGACGGCAACATCAGTTGGCACCTGAGGCTCCTCCAGAACCGCTTGGCTCCTGCCATCTACGACGCTGCCCAGCAGCCGGGGACGGACCCGAACCTGAACGGTCTCGACACGGCGCTGCTCTACTCGCCGCCGCTCCTGCCCTACGTTGCGCCGAATGCGGGGCAGCCGCCGGGCTCACCTCTGGACTGGCTCGACACCTGGCGAGACATCCGCTTTCCGTGGGACAATACAGAGTGGAGGCTCCACCAGTTGATCCCCGGCCCCTATAATCTCGTTTTCTACGCGAGCGTTCACCAACCGGACCCTACTAACCGACAGGTCGCGGTCATCGCGGATCCGGGTGCGCTCCGTCCCGAGGACCGCTTCTTGGCGACATTTGCGCGAGCGATCTACGGGCGCGTCGCCGGCGCGATGACCGTCGAGCTCTTGCCTGAGTGCCCGACAACATGTTGAGGAGAAGAACGAGATGACGATCCAATGGCTAGGAACTCC